TTACCGACAGTGTATATTGGAAATAATATTATGTTTGACATCACTCCATACATTTTATTTCTATCTTTTTTAGTAATACCCATATGTGTTAAAGTATCTCTTTCTTTGGACATAATTTTCCCTCCACAACAATAAGAATAACATAATAAATCGAATTTTTACAACATAAAGTTTAAAAAAACTTGACTAAATGACAATAATATAGTAAAATCGACAACTTGAAAAGGGGAGGTGAGGGATAATGGCTGCAAAACATACTGATTGTATAATTACATTTCAAAAAAATAATGGAGATATAATTATGCGTCCAAGAATGGGTATTTGTGGATTAGAATCCATTCAGATAGGAGATGAAACATCAATGGGTTGGAAAGTGATCGATATTCATTATCAATTTTATGATGGTAATTATTATCATATAGATGATTATAAAAAGAAGTTAAGAGAATATAAAGCACCAAAAGAATCACTGAAAACAAAAGTTGCAAGACAAATGATGTCTACAGCAAGAAGTTGGTTACAAAACACATAAGTGTTTTAACCAAAAAATTCTTATAATATATATGATGTTATGTTTAAAGTTTACACTTGATATGTAAATAAAATAGTTTTTTCAATAAAAATGTTAAATAATTATTGACTAAAAAAAAATGAGATGATAATATTAGAGTGTAAATTGATTTGAAAAAATTTGACTTTGGTTTATGCAAAAAGAACTTAACATAATATATACAATTGGAAAAAGAGAACTTAACATAATATAAATTAAACCATAGTCAAAACAAAATGACTGTGGTTTTTTGTATTCAAATTTATTTATAGAGAGGAGAGAATATGTCAAAACCATTAAAGATTTTAAAGTATCCAAATCTTTTAGCTGAGATGAAAAAGAGAGGAGAAACACAGGACCATATAAGTGAGTTGTTAGGTTTATCAAGAACAACAGTTAACCTCGGTTTATCAGGTAAAAGAGAGTGGACAATAAGTGAAATAGAAAAATTATGTGAGCACTATCAAAAAGACTATTATGAATTATTTAAAGGTAATTAGTAGGGTTCTGGTATAACGAAGGAGAAATATGGATGGATATATTAAGTTATACAAAAAGTTAACTCAATGGCAATGGTATAAAGATGGCAACACACTAAGATTATTTATTGATTTATTACTTGATGCAAATTATGAAGATAGCAAAGTCGGTTTTTTAGAAATAAAGAGAGGTCAATGTTTAACTAGTATAAAAAGAATACATCAAAACACAGGTTTAACATACCAACAAATAAGGACTTCTTTAGGCAAATTAGAAAAAAGTGGAGAAATTAACAAACAAACAACAAACCGATACTCAATAATAACAATAAAAAGATATGATGACTATCAAAATGTTAACAAACAAGTAACAAACAAACAACAAACAAATAACAACATAAAAGAATATAAAGAAGAACAAGAATATAAAGAAATAAATAATAAATATATTGCTGAGATAATCAATCATTTAAATTTAAGATTAGGTTCTCATTATAAAACAACTACTCCTAAAACAATAACTCTTATAAATGCAAGACTTAATGAAAAATTTAGTGTTGAAGATTTTAAAACAGTAATAGATAAAAAATGTGTTGAGTGGATGAATACTGATATGCAAAAGTATTTAAGACCTGAAACTTTATTTGGAACAAAATTTGAAAGTTACTTAAATCAAGAAGTAAAACAAAAAAATTTACCTGAATGGTTTGATGAGGACATTAAAGAAAACAAAGAGAGTTTAAATGAACTAGAAAAAATTCTGGAGGGATTTTAATGATACTAACAAGTGAAAAAAAAGAAGTAATACTTTGTGCATTAGCACAACTACTTTTAAAAAATCAAGAAGAAGAAAAACTTATTCAAGAAGTTTACGATGAAGTAGATAAAGAAATTGAAGTAATAGACTAAAAAAGAAGGGAAATTAAAATTATGTTTAAAAAGAAAAAATATGATGTTGACAAAGAAAAAGCATTTGAAATAATTCGTAATGCAAAAAAACTTATTGTAATCATGAATGATGATGAGGGAATGATTGATGGAGATACAGATTATATTAGAGGAGCATTTTTACAATTAACTAAAAATTTAATGAAGGATGGAATTATTTCTTTACCAGAAATAGTTGATTATGTTAAAGATGAAAGTTCCAAAATGATTACTATAAAAGCTAAAACAAAGGATGAAGCAATTAAAAAATTGGAACAGGAAATGAATAAAATAGAGAAAAAAAGAAACAAGAAAGCAGAGGGAAAATAATATGAAAGATAAATTAAAAAATATTAGAAGAGTATCAAAGGAAGAAATAAAATCAAAGAAAAACAAAATAATGGAAGTTGTTGATAATGCTGAAAATGCCATTATGGTATTTACAGATCATGGTCAAGTTTTTATTGGCAATGGATTAGATATAAGAGCAACTTTATGTATGGCTTTTAGTGAAATAATGAATAGAAAAATAATGACTGATGAAGAAATTATAGAACTAGTTAAAATAGCAAGATTTACAAACAATAACTCATTAAGTAGCTTAAATAAAATAGCTGAAGGTATAGAAGAATTAATTAATAAATTGGGAGAATAAATTATATGGAAGATTCAAATAAAGAAATTGTAAAAAAGAATTTAAATCAAAGTATTATTTCAATAAGAGTAAAGTTACAAAATTCAAAATTAAAAAAGACAGGTAAAAATACATTTGCTGGGTTTGATTATTTTGAGTTGTCTGACTTTTTACCTAGACTTAATGAATTAATGCAAGAAGAAGGAATAAATGATTTATTCACTATTGAAACTGATATTAATGAGCAGTCAGTAGCTAAATTAACTTTAATTAAAGGAAATGAAACACAAGAATATAGAATGCCTTTTAAAATTTTTGATACACCATTAACATTCAAAAAAGACAAAAGCGGAAATATTCTAAAAGATAAAGAAGGTAACTATATTCAAGTACCAAGTATGCAAGATATTCAATATTTAGGTGCTCTTAATACTTACTATAAAAGATACTTGTATATTAATGCTTTTGGAATTACTGATGGAGATGTAATTGATGCAATGCCATTAGATGATTTAAATGATAAGAAAAAGAAAAAAGAAGCATTAAAAGTAAGTCCTAAACAAATAGAAATATTACTACAATACTACAAAGATGATAATCTAAAAAAATTATTAGATTTAAATAAAATTGAAAAAATTGAAGATTTACCAATGAGCAAAGCAAATGAATTAATAAGTTCAATTATTAAAAAAGGTAAAAAAGAGGAGGAAAAATAATGAAAAAAGAAGAATTAAAAAATGGAGATATAGTTACATTAAGAAATGGAAATAGATTAATATATGCTAATGAACAATTTTTAGATATGTCTGATAAAAATAATAATGATTTGAGCTATATTGATGATTTAAATGAAGATTTAACATTTTATGATAAGGATGATTATGAATATGATGTTATTAAAGTTGAGAGAATGATGGGCTATTTTACGATTTATGCAAGAGAAAAAATGGTAAAAGAAATGACTGTTGCTGAAATAAGTAAAGCATTAGGATATGAAGTAAAAATTGTAAAGGAAAAATAATGATGAAAACTAATGACAAAATGATGGATGTAATAAATGATTTTTTAAATAAAAATACGGATATACCTGAGTTTTATATAATGAAATTAAATAGAGATATAAATAAAAAAATTAATCAAATGTTAAATCCTAGAGATGATAAAGAAATAGTAAAACAAAAAATTAAATTATTCGAAAAGATACTAGAATTTTTAGAAGAAGGAGAAAGAAAATGGAATTAATTAAAGTTGAAAATGATATTGCTCAATTAAATACTGAAGTATCAAAAAAAATTGCAGAATTTGAAAAAAAAATAAAAGAAATTAAAGAACAAGAAGATTTTATTAAACAAAATATATTAGAAGAAATGGAAAAGAAAAATTTAATCAAAATAGAAACAGATGATATTGCAATTACATATGTTGCTCCAACAGATAGAGAAACATTTGATAGTAAAACTTTTAGACAAAATTATAGTGATTTATATGATGAATATGTCAAATTAAGTCCTGTAAAATCATGTATTAAGATAAAGGTTAAATAATGGAAAGTTGGAATATCAAAGATTATATTCTTGAATATGATGATGATACACACACCTACCTTGTTAATGGATTATGTGTTCCTAGTATTACGGAAATTTTAAGTTATAAATTTGGAAAAAAGTTTGACAATGTTGATGAGAGAATTGTTAATAGAGCAGCAAAAAAAGGAACACAAGTTCATAAAGCAATAGAAAAATTATGTAAATATGGTGTAGTTAGTGATGATATTGAAGTTAAAAATTTTCTATTTCTACAAAGACAATATGGTTTTTTCGTAATAGATAATGAAGTACCTGTAATTTTATTTGAAAATGATATTCCAATTGCAGCTGGAAGACTTGATTTAGTCTTGGAAATAAATGAAGAAATATATCTTGGTGATATAAAACGCACAAGTGTTTTAGATAAAGAATATTTGGGATATCAACTTAATTTATATCGTATAGCATTTCAACAATGTTATGGAACAAATATTGTTGGTTTAAAAGGATTACATTTAAGAGAAGATAGAAGAAAATTTGTAAATATTCCAATAAATGAAAAAGCAGCATGGAAATTAATAGAAGAATATAAGAGGTTGAAAAATGAAGAAATTTGATAAATACAAAGATGAGATAAAATATGTAAAAATTTATTGTGAATGTGGACATTCTATAGAGTTTTTGCAAAATCATTCTGCTATATGTAGTTATTGTGGTAAAAGGGTGTATCCAAGTAAAGAAAGTGAATTTAGAGAAATATTATCGAAAAAAATAAGGAGAAATACAACATATGGGATTAACTAATATGACAATATGTGGTAATTGTTCCAATTGTGGAGAATGTTGTAGTGATTTTCTTCATTTAGATGAAAGAGAAATTACAGCAATAGATAAATATCTAAAAAAACATAATATTTTACAACAAAATAAAGGTGCAAATAATTGGAATTGTTGCTTTAGAAATGAAACATTTAAACGATGTGATATATATGAAGTTAGACCTCAAATATGTAGAGTTTTTAAATGTGATATTACACCTGCTGAGGCATATAGAAGAAGAGATGAAATTAATGGTAATAAAAAAGCAAGAAGTATGGCACAATTGTTTTTCAAAGATGATTCAAAGATACATCTTGCCAATGAATATGGAATTAAAGTTTATAAAAGAGGAGAAAAATGAAAATTTTAAGTAAAAGGAGAAATAATGAATAAGATTTTTTTACGAGGAAATTTAACAAAAGATGTTGAGTTAAGAAGTACTCAAAAAGGAAATAATATAGCAAGATTTAATCTTGCAATACGAAGAGATTTCAAAAATCAAGAAGGGAAATACGATAGTGATTTTGTTAATTGTGTAGCATATGGTAATCAAGCAGAAATGATTAATAAATATTTTCATAAAGGTAGTGGAATTATCATTGTAGGTCATCTTCAAAGTGGTTCTTATACCAAAGAAGATGGTACAAGAGTATATACACTAGATGTAATTGTTGAAAATGTCGAATTTGATAGAGTAGCTAACGAACAAAAAAAGGAAACTACGATAGAAAAAACTGATGAAGAAATTATAGCAAGTGTTGTTAATAATGATCCTTATGAAGCATTTGGGAAACAAATAGAATTAAGTGATATAGAAAATGAATTACCATTTTAGGAGGAATTATGAAAATAGAAGAAATGATTAAATTAAATAATAAAATGTCTAATAAATACTGTGTAATACCTAAATTAAATAATGGATGGATATTATTGAGAGAAGGTAAGTTTGATAGTTATATTATGAGTAGTGATAATAATACCGAAGATGAATTAATCGAATTTGTTAAAAAACATACAATATACAATTTAGGATTAATTCTTTCAAAATCACAAGCAGTGATAACTTTTTCACTTTGTGTATTAAATATAATTAATTCATTATTTATCCACTCAAAATTTTTATCAGCATGGATTTTGGGTGCATTGTTTATTACATTAATAACAGTTCTTATACTTGAAATAGTTACTAAACATGATGCCAAAGTAAATGGATTGATTTTAAAAGAGGATATAGAAAGATTATCAAAAGAAACTGAAAAAATTTATAAAAAAATTAGCACTAATAAAACAATTAAACCTAGAAAAACAAGAAATAAAAAAGAGGAAGAAAAGAAGGATTAGTGAAATATTTAAGTAAAAAAACTACAATTGATGGAATAACATTTGATAGCAAAAAAGAAGCGGGGAGGTATGTTGAATTAAGAAAGTTGCAAGAGCAACATATAATTTCTAATTTAGAATTACAACCCGTTTTTTTGTTACAAGAAGGATTTAAAAAAGATAAGAAAAAATATAGACCTATTACTTATATTGCAGATTTTAAATATATTGAAAATGGAAAAGTAATTGTTGAAGATGTAAAAGGTTTTAAGACACCAGAATATAAAATAAAAAAGAAATTATTTCTTTACAAATATGATGTTGATTTTAGGGAAATAAAATGAAAAAAATAACCAATTTAATGATTAATATGTATAATTTAAAAAATATTGATTTTATGGGTTATAAAGTGAGTAAAGATAACCCCTATACATTTCATCATTTAAAAAAGAGATGTCACGGAGGTAAAGAAGTTATAGAAAATGGTGCAATATTAACTAAATTAAGTCATCAATATTTACATATAGTAGAGTCAAGAGATTTAGTTTTGTATGAATATATTAATAATGTTTTAAAACAAATAAATGAACAAGGATTTGAACCATTAAAAAGACAATTACTAGCTATAGATTATATTTTAAAAATATTTGAGGAAGAACATATTAATGATCTTTCTTGTAAAAATAAAAAATTAATTAAAGGAGAATATTTAAATAGATAATATGGAAAAAGTAATATTTATATTGCTTGTTATAGCAATAATTATAATGATTTATTTAGCAATACATTTTTTCAAAATAGATAAAGATAATCAAAAAACTTTAAATGAATTAGTTGATGAAAAAGTTGAGGATAATAAAAGAATTATTGAACTTGAAAGAAGAGTAAAAAAATTGGAAAAAGGGAGTAATTATGAGGAACGAAATAGTATTAGAAAAGATAAGCCAAGTAATAGAACTTCTAAATGAAATAGATTCAATGATAGAAAATTGTCCTAAAGAACAACAAAACATTGATTATCAATTAAGTGATTTATATCACCTTATAGAAAACAATGAATTAAGTGATGAAGCAAGTATAGCTGTTGTAAAAAAAATACATGAATTAAGAAAAATAAGAAGAAGTTTAGATAATGAATTTAAAATTGAAAATACATATAATACACATAAATCAAAATTACCTGGAAGAGAAAATAGACAATTTTTACTTAATGAGATACATAAAACAATTAAAACACTAGGTGTTAAGTATAAAAATAGGGTATTAACTGATGAAGATATAACCGAAATATTAACTCCAAAGAAAAAAAGAGGAAGACCTCCAAAAGAAAAGGAACAATTAGATGAGGGAGAAAATTAATATTTATAAAGGTTATATTACTGAAGAAATTATAAAAACTGATTTTGAAGACAAAGAAAAAAATTGTAAAACATATGTAAAAATGACTAAAATTGATTATCTAAAAAGACTCTTAAATTTATTGAAAATATTAGAAAATGATAGGAGTTAGATTATGAATAATGATAAAGAAATACCTATATTTAGCTGGAATACGGATAAAAAGGAATTTTACGTATTAGGACATAAATTTGATGGTATAAATAGCATAAAAGATTTTATAAACTTTATTTCAAATATTCAAAAAAAATATGATAAAGCCTTAGAACTACTATCTATTTATGATTTACCATGTGAAATAGATAATTTTATGTATGAAAATGATGGTTACTGCTCATTAGAATGTTGTAATGATAAAGAACAATTTAAAAAGTGTTGGAATAAATATATAGAATGGAAATTAGAAAATGATAAATGAACAAGTTAACATGTTTGATGTTTTATATCCTAAATATAAGATAACAAAACCAATTAGATTAATAGAATTTTTTGCAGGATATGGTAGTCAAGCACTTGCATTAAAATATTTAGATGTACCCTTTGAACATTGGAAAATATGTGAGTGGGCAGTTAAGAGTATTCAAGCATATAAAGATATACATTTTGCTAATGAAAATTTTGATTTTTCTAATACTTCAAATAAAGAGCAATTAGTTAATTGGTTATACAATTTAGGTATATCTTCAAATTATAATGAACAAATGACAAAAGAACAAATAAGTAGGTTGAGTGAAAATCAATTAAGAACTATTTGGAATAATATAGTTGTAACTCATAATCTTGTAAACATTCAAAATGTAAATGGAAAAGATTTGTGTATAAAAGATATAGATAAGTTTACTTACTTACTTACTTACTCCTTCCCTTGTCAAGATTTATCACTTGCAGGTAAAGGTAAAGGAATGAGTGATACATCAACAAGATCAGGAATGTTATGGGAAGTAGAAAGAATATTAACTGAATGCCACGAATTAGGTAATATGCCACAAATATTATTAATGGAAAATGTACCACAAGTACATAGTGAAGATAATGTAGAAGATTTTAATAAATGGAAAGATAGACTGGAAGAACTAGGATATAAGAATTATTTTCAAGATTTAATTGCAACTGATTATGGAATACCCCAAACACGAAATAGATGTTTTATGATTAGCTTACTAGGAGATTATAGTTATACATTTCCTAAACCAATACCACTTAAATTAAAACTTAAAGATATGCTAGAGGATAATGTTGATGAAAAGTATTATATTAGTGATGATTTAATGAATCATATTTTAAAAACAAAAGAAGAACATGAAGAATATACCCAATATGATAGATATAATGGAGATTTAGAAATGTGGTGTAGAGTTTGGAAAGATAAATCACCAACATTAAATACTAAAGCAAAAGATACAAAAATATATGTTAAAAACGCCACTAAACAAGGATATTTAGAAACAACAGATGGAGATGGAATATATATATCAAGTAGAATGGAACACCATAGAGGAACAGTACAGAAAAACAAAATACAAACATTGACTACAAGTAGTGGTAATGATAGAGGTGTGGTATGTAATTTAGTAAACAAAAACATAGAAAATGCTATTAATAAAAATTTAGATAAAATTAAAAATAATAGTTTTATAGAAACATACAATGAAAATATAAAAAATGATGGTATAACGTCATCATTAACAACTAGATGTGATTTAAATGGGGTAATAGACAATTTAAGAATAAGAAAACTAACACCAAAAGAATGTTTTAGACTTATGGGAGTTAAAGATGAAGATTTTGATAAAGTAAAAGTAAATCAAAGTGATAGTAGTTTATACCATTTAGCAGGAGATAGTATTGTTGTTAATGTATTAATGGCAATTTTCAAAGAATTATTAAATGAAAGTGAGATGAAATAGTGTGGATAGAGAATTTGAATTTAGAATATGGGATACATATTATAAAAAATTTTTAACATTAAATGATTACCAAAATTTAGGGGCAATAGAAGTTGAAAATGATGGAACATTAACATTAAGTCCTAGATATAGATTTCTAACAAGTATGGCAATAATGCCCGAAAGATTTATTCCCTCTCAATACACAGGTTTAAAAGATAAAAATGGAATAAAAATATATGAGGGAGATATTTTAAGAGATTATGGCAATGAAATTGAAGATTGGGTAGTATCTTATGAATATGGCAAATTTATAGGCACTTTTGATAATGTATGTGAAGATTTATATGAAATCAGTGATTTTGAAGTAGTAGGCAACATTTATGAAAATGATTTAGAAAGTGAGATGAATTGATTATGAAAAAGGGAATAAAAGCAAATTTATATCTACCTAAAGAATGTTTAAATGTCATATTAAATAAACAAGATGAAGTAAAAGATTATTTCAATACTTATTTTGGAAATATGGATTATGACATATATTTAGGAGAATATGAAAATAAGGAAGTATGTGCCATTGAAATTAAATTATTAAATAGAACTTGTAAAGAAGTAAATGAAGATTATAAACATTTTAAACAATACATAAAAGAAATAACTCATAAACAACCTAAACAAATACTAATGTTTAAATTTGACAGAATTTAGAAAGTGATTGTGTGTAATAATGAATGATGACATAAAAAAAATATTAGATAGTATAAAATATCATATTGAAGAAGATGATTGGTTTGAAATTGAAGGACGTTTCTTAAAACCATTATTAGATTACATAACTAATTTACAACAAAAATTAGAAAATAAATGTTGGGATGAAGCAATTATAAGAGCAGATGTATTATTGGAACAACAAGATTATAAATCAAGAATAGAAAAAGCAGTTGAATATAACCAACAAGTTATAAAAGATACAAAAGACTTTTATAGACCAACAGAAGATATTATTTATAGTGGAGATACATTAATAGATATAGCAGAACAAAATATTAATATTTTAAATGGTAGGAGTGATGAATAAATGAAATATAAAAAATTAAAAGATATATTAGATATGGAATATTATTTGGAACATGAATGTTATTGTCCAGGTGAAATATATTCGTTTGATGGTTTTTTCTTTATGATATTTGATAAAGATGATGAATGTGAATATATTGGTGAAATAGGGAAAGAATGCGTTTTAACAAATAATGATTATTCTTTAATAGCAGTTATTAGTCAGCATGAAGACAAAAGACCACAATTATTAATGATTTGTCATAAAGACAATAAAATTGGAGATATTGTTAGAGTTGACGCAACTGAAAATAATATTAAATTAATCAAAGAAATTATAAAAAACAATAAAACAGATTTGAGATGGGATGAATTTGAAAAGGGTTCAACAGAAAAAGGATTAAGAGAAATAATGAGTATGGCAGACGCTATAATGATAGATTAGTGGGTGATCCAAATGTTAAAAATTAAAAACGAATATATATGTATTGCACCAAGTAAAGAACAATTTAGTGTAAATGGGAAAAGTTTAGGAATGAGTGGTGAAAGAGCATTATATTATGCAAAAGATATTGGCAGACATAGAATATATCGAAGTCAGTATCCTGTTGAACCATATTATTTTAATGGAGTTGATATAAATAAAAATTTAAGAATATTGAAATATAAATCAATAACATATGCTCAAAAAGTATGTGATTTAATAAATGATGCTTATGGTGATGATTTTAAGCCAGTTTTAGTAGAAAATGAGGAATAATATGTACGAACAATTAAAAGTATATGATAATATTGTTGCTAATTATTTAAAGACAATTATTTACATAAAAAACAAATTAAATAGTGAAGTTATGGAATTTTCTAAACAAAAAGAATTAAAAAATATTTTAAATATGTTAGAAAAGGTAGAGTAATATGAAATTATTAGAAGAAAAAGGATTAAGAGAGAAGATAATTAATCAATGTATCTTAATGGAAAATGAATTACAAGAATACGTTAAATGGAATTTAGCAGAAGAAAAAACTACTAATTCAATTTATGAAAAAAAAAGACATTTAGATATGGTAGATAATGCTAAATATGCAATTGAAGAAATTAGTGAATTAAGAATGAAATTGATAAGATTGCTGGATAATGAAAAGGTAGAGTGAGTATGGAAGAAAAAACAACCGAATACGATAAATATCAATTAATGTGGGAAGCATTAAAAGGTATTTTAATAGGAAAATTTAATAACACACAAGATATTATTTATTTAGATATTTTAGAAATTATGCAAAAATTTGAAAAGGTGGAGTGATAAAAAATGAATAAACATTTAACTTACGATGAATACTTTGATACATATTATAAGCCAACATTGATTTATAAAAATTATTTTGAACAAGTAAAAGAAATAGATGAATTACAGCAAAAACTTCAAAGAAAAGATAATATAATAAAAATAATGGAAAATTACCTAGAGTTAATATATGATTTAGGTTATGACCATGATGGTTGTGAATCAACAGGTGATTTAATGAGTTTAATAGATGAAATAGTAAAATATGCAAGTTTAGGGCGTGTTTATAATACAACAGAAACAATATATGTAAATGGTAATGATAAGTATAATATTTTACATGAAAAAATTAAAGGAGAATGTAAATGAAAGAAGAAAGGTTAAAAGAATTTAATATAGTAAAAAAAATAATAAAAGAAAATATAAAAGATGCTGATTCTGGATTATATGATAATAGAAACTGGGTTGGAGATAGAATGTCAACTTTATTTAAAGGTAAATATTTTATGCTAGACATTTGCTATTATTATTCATATTATGAAATATTTGGAACTACAAAAATTGAATTTAACAAACTTCATGATTATTATAAAAAATGTGGTGGTAGATGATGATAGAAAAAAGATTAGAAGAAATTAAGGATAGTATAGATTCACATTTGAAGTTATTTGATGAACAAACATATGCCCCTGGATTAAGACAAATATTGAATGAAGAAATAGAACTATATAATGAAGTAGTTAGATTAAGAAATATAATCGATGAAGTAACAAAAAAAATTACAGGAACAACTATATGTGGTTTAAGAGCTGGCAAAAGTGTAATTGGATTATATCTTAATGAATTGTTAAATATATTAAATAATAGTAACCTAACCATAGAAAATTTATCTGGTATAGAAAATGAGTGAGAAAAATGAGTTTATTCAAAGCAATAAAATATAGAAAAGAAAAAAGAAAACCATATGTTGGTAAAAATTATTGTAAGCTAGTCGATCCTACTTGTAGAAATCATGGAACATGTTTATATTGTTTAGGAAATAGACTACATAAATCAAAAAGATTAGATGAAGAAACTAAATCAAAAATGAAGGAGGGATTTTAATGGAATCAAAAGAATTAATGGAATATATCAAAATTGAAACTTTATTTGAAAGAAATTGTCAAACTAAAAAATTAAATGAAGGACAGTTTAGAGATGAAACTGTAGAATTTTTGAAAGATAATATTTGGGAATTTACAGAAAAAATTGATGGAACTAATATAAGAATATTTTGGGATGGACATAAGGTGTCTTATTACGGAAGAACAAATAATGCACAAATACCTGTTATGTTAATGAATAGACTAGTTGAATTGTTCGGTGGTGATGTCAACGAGGAGTTATTTGAACAAAAATTTGGAGAAACACCAGTAATGCTAGTTGGTGAAGGATATGGTGAAAAGATACAAAAAGGTGGAGGTAATTACACCAAAGGTAATGAATTTATTTTATTTGATGTTTTTATTGGAGGAAATTGGCAACCTAGAAGTGTAGTAAATGAAATAGCAAAATATTTTAATATACAAAGTGTACCAGTATTATTTGAAGGCAATTTGCAAAAAGGTATTGATTATGTAAAAACAAAACCTAAATCAACAATAGGAACAGCAGATATGGAAGGACTAGTAGCACGCCCTAAAAAAGAATTGAGAGACAGAATGGGGCATAGAGTTATTGTTAAAATTAAGGTAAGAGATTTTGAAGAAATTTAAATAGATTAGGAGAATAATATATGATAACAATTAAAGAAACAAGTAATAATAGTGCTGAATTACATATTGATAAAGGCACATCAGGTACGACATTATTATTAGGTATTGAAATGTTAGTTGAAGCTGCAGTTAAAGATACAGGAATTTCTATAGATAATTTATTAGGAGATGTAAAATTTATTTATGAAAGGGATAATGTAAAAAATGAAAGATGAAGATTTATTAAAAATAATTAATCATTATGGAGTGATGAAACAATTAAAATATTTTCAAACGGAAGTGTTTGAGTTAAATGAGGCAATTATAAATACTGAATATCTACCATTTCATAATGAAAAAGATAAAGACCATATTGCTGAAGAAATTGCAGATGTAATGGTTATGCTATCACAATTCAAAGAGTATTATGGTATTGATGGAAATCAAATTATGGATATTATGAAGTACAAAGTAGAAAGACAACTTGAAAGAATACAGTTGGAGAACAGTAATGCAAAAAAAGGAATATAGATGTTGTATATGCAACGATTTAATAGATACCCACCCCCACAGGCTGGTACATCAAGAATACGAACATATTAGATATTATCATTTTATAAATAAAAAAAATTATGATTTTTGTGATAAATGTTTTAAAGTTTATTTAAATTGGATAAAAAAGCATTCAAGTGATAGAAAATGATTTATTCACATATAAAACATTATAAATTTTATATAAAAAAAGACAAATTAAGTCAACTTGAAAAATATGGATTCATAAAAAATGATAGTAGTTTATTTAGTGATTATTTATATGTAAATAGATGTGAAACAATACAAAATAGAATATATGTTCATAAAGATTTACATCTAAGTTTTGGTAATATCAATAGTTCAACATTAAATGTAATATACAAATTAATTAAAGAAAATATTTTAGAAAGTATAGAAAATATAGGAGAAGAAAAATGAATTTTAAAGAAAGATTAGTACATGAGTATAAGGATTTAATACAAAAAAGAACATTGTTAGAAAAATATTTGGGTTTATATGATGAAGAAAAACCTGTTATAGAAAAAGAGGAAGAATCATTACTATATAATCAATTAGAGGCAATGAACAGATACGAAGAGATTCTATTTGCAAGAATAAGAAATATGTTAAGGAGTGATAGATAATATGTTGGATACTAATACTGATAAAAATCCTGTTAAATTAATTGCTGGTAGATTAAATAATTGTAGTACAACATATTATTGGAAATTAAATAGTCATGTTAATTTTAACATTGGAGACTATGCAATAATTGAAAATATGAGTGATTATGATTTAGTTAAAATTGTTGGTGTGTTAGAAACTAACGAAAAATATTTAAAAAAGATTATAAATCAAGATATTTATAAAAATGTTATAAAAATTATACCAAGAAGTGATATTAGAAATGATTAATGATGTAAATACATACGTAGAATTAAAGTATGATGTTTTTTACGAGGGTACTACCATTTACAAGGTAAAAAAAATAGAGGGTAATAGAGTTTATTTAGTGTACAAAGATCATCCCTGGAGATGGGTTGATAAATCATTAATAAAAAGATGGTTAAAAAAATAAAAGGAGCAATATGGAGGATTGTATTAATTATATGAAAAGTTTTGAAATGGAGATAAACATTATAGAAACATTAATTAGTAAAACAAATGATACTAAAATGAAACAAATCCTAAAACAAGAAGTTAATAATAAAAAAACACTATTAGGTAAATATCGTAGTGTATTAAGTAACATTTCATCTAATGATATATGTTGTCGGTTATTTGCAAAAATACTAGTGGGTAGACCCCCAACAAAAGCAGTAGAAGAAGTTGCAGAAGAGAATTATTTCAAAAATATTAAACCGAGTAGTTTATCGGCAATATGGAGATATTATTCTAAAATTAAACAATTACTAGAATGATAGTGAAATAGGAGTAGATAATAGTATATATTATAATTGCCATAGGGGATAGTAACCCCCTATCCCCCTGTGGTTGCTCCTAAAAGAAAAAAAGGTAAGTTTATGGGTTATATTAGTAAAATTGATACAAAATTTATAACATTTATTAATAGAAAATATAATAAGTCATTTAATTATTTTGATGATTATATTATTTGGTTATATCGAATGAAAAGAAATAATCAAAGTGATTATTATGCCCAATTAGAAGAAGACTTGTGGCAGTATTCTGATTTTCAAACGGGCACCCCGAGGTCTAAAGAAAGAAGAAAAAATAAAGGTGGACACGATGAAAAAATTCAAAGATGAAACGATAAAAAAAAGAGTTAAAGCTACAAAGGATAATCAAGACAAAAAGGAAATAGCTAAACAAAAACTTATTCAAGAAATAAAAGAAGAATCTAAGAATATGTTGTTACCTAATTTAAAAGATAAAATGATAAAAACAACTGATTTAATTATTGATACATTAAGTAAGAAAGATATAAATAATATTCAAATTATGTCTTTAATTGCCAAAGGTAGTTTACTTGAAAATGCTCTAGGTGGATATATATCCTATACCCCTCAAGAATTAAGAGCGGGATTTGATTTATATTTAGATATGATAAATAAAATAAATGAAATAAAACCGTTCCCCCCCACAGTAGAAAGTTTTTCAAATTTTATGGGTATTAGTAGGGAAACATATAATAATTATCTTGTTGATACCGAAAGAAAAGATGTAATGAATTATATTCATTCGTACTTACTAGGGGTACTAGCCACCTCCTCCCTAACAGGAGAAGTGAAAGAAATATCTAGTATATATCTTCAAAAAAGTATGGGTAAAACAGAACAAGTACAACCAATTGTTGTTGAACACAAAAAGGTTGCTAATATAGATGATATTAATAAGAGACTAGCGGATCTTTCAAAAGATAATATAATCGATGGAGAATATATAGAAAAAGAGGAATAAATCCTCTATTTTTTTTTAGCAAAATCACATAAACCTAGCCACAAACCTAAAAGTATAATTAATATAGTTCCCATTCCTTATCCTCCTTTAAATTAGCAAGAATTACAGCATAATCTTTTGTATCATATCTATCATAACAACGTTTAAGTCTTGCTTCAAAACTTGTAAGAGGTACATCTAATATATGGCATGATGCTCTAATACCAGTTTTAGTTGTTATCATATATTCTAATACTTTAATAAAACTTTCCTTACTAGAATTTTCTGTTAAAGGTCTTCCTAGTCTAATACCACTTTCTTGTACTGCTTTTAACCCCTCAATTGTTCTTTCACTTAATAAATCTCTCTCAAATTGTCCTAGTACGGAGAAAATACCAAGTAATAGGGAAGTAGTGGAGTTGGGCTGCTCCCCAGCCCTTAATTCAAACCCCTCTTTAAAAATTATTACATTAATTTTTCTTGTTTGAACTAATTCAGTAATTAATTCAAGAGTTTTGATAACACCACCACGGGATAACCTTGATAAACTTTCTACTACTAGGGTATCCCCCTCAGTCATTTTATTTAATAATTCTTTAAAGACAGGTCTATTTATTTTAGTACCTGTAAATTTTTCTTCTACATAAGTACAATTCTCTCCGTCAATATATCCTCTATCCTTGAATATTTGTAATTGTCTATCAAATTCTTGACTATTACGTGATACTCTTATATAACAATATTTCATAATTATTCACCCCTTAAATTGTCCATATTATATCATATTTTTCATTTTTTTTCAAGTTTAGTCTAATTCTATAAATAATGTTTTTGTTTTTGTTTTATCTGTTTCATTTATTTTAAAATAGTCTATGTCAGTAATATCTTTTTGTGATACTAAATCTAATATTCTATATGTATTATCTCTATAAATAACTTTTAGAATACTTTGGGGAGGGTAGGATACCCCATTATGAGTATTTTCTACTCTCACATTATCAATTTTAATAATTTCTATTATATCTTTATTCATATTTCCCTCTCTATTATAATAATATATTATTTTTAATTTTTATACAATACTAATTGTCAATTAATTTTAACAACTTCTTATTGGTAGTACAACACCTAATTCTTCATTATCATTAACAAAATACAATGGTTTATATTCTCCTTGAAAGTATATTTTACAATTTTCACCAAGTACATCAATAACATTTTTTATGTATTTTGGATTATAAAAGCTATCACCTAATTTATATATTGCATTTTTGTCTTTTTTATTAGTTTTAATAAACGCCATTAAATCATTTATATCCAATTTTACTTCATTATTTTTATCATAATCAAATGTGATACAATTCATTAAGTTAGGATAAGTAGCATTTATAATTGATGTCATACCATATTTATTTTGATATTCTTCTTTATTAATACCTAATTTTTTTAATTCATCAGATGTAGCAACTAGGGGAAGGGGCATTTCATCTTGTTTAATCAAGATAACATGATAACTATCCGTAACCCCCTTATATTCCCCAAATATTCCATACCCAGTAAGTGCTGGTCTATCTTCCCATTTACTAGCAACTCTTTTAATTGCATTTACTCTAGTTTTGCTTGTTGTTTTATAACAAGATTCTTTTCTTATTTCTTCCTCTAATTTATTCATTAAATTAGTAAATTTTATATAATTAATCTCACCATTTTTAGTTATATCCTTAATTTCATTATAAACAGTTTCTATACTCATAATTATTCTCCTTTTCCATAATTCAAAATATATTCTTTTATATCATTAAAATTATCATATATTGTATTATCCCAGTTGTTTTGAATTGTTACACCTAAATTGTATATTTTTTCTATTACATTAAGCATATCTAGTTTTAATTGGTTATTTTTTTGAACTTCATCACTACCACCTGTTGCACTACAATGTCTTTCATATATTCTATCCCATACATTTGCTAATTCTTCTACAACTTCTTTATGCTCTTTAATAAATTTATCAGTAAAATTGTATCCTTTTAAACTTCCCCATTTTAATAGTACATAATTACCCATTATTTAACCTCCAATAATAAATCTTCAATAGTTTCTTCAATAAATCTTCTTTCTATGGTCGAAAGATGATAATCACTATCTAAATAAATAATAAAATTATCTATTAATTCACTTGATTTATTCATATTTTTAATATCCTCATCGGATAAAATATCGATCCAGCTCTTGCATTGTTCTACTAGTTCTTCTTTTCTAATTTGTTCATAAGTTATATTTTTTTCTTTTCCCATATATCCTCCATATTAAGAGGGGAGTATCCCCCTCAATTATTCCTCTTCTTTTTGTGTATCCCCTAAAAATGTTACTTTATGTGCTAATAATATCATGTCTCCCTTATCGTTAGATTGTATTCTTCCAGAAACACCTATTAATGTACCTTTTACAAGAAGTTCAGCAGTTAAAGGGTGAGTAGTACCTAAAATTCTAGTACTAATTATATCTTCTTCATAAATACCCTCAGCATTTTTATAAGGTCTATAAATACCAATAGTTACATCAGCATAATCTTTAGTAATAGATACATTTTTAATTCTTCCTATAATCGTAAATGAATTCATTTATAATACCTCCTCATAATATAATGATTTTTTAACATATTCTATAAACTCTTCTATATCATCATTACACATAGAACCACCAATTTGTTCATCAGTCCAGTCTTCATATCCCTTTACCTCACGAAAGAAAGTTGTAAATGAATTCCATATCATATCATTTAATTTTAAATTATTCATATTATTTTCCCTCCGTATTATTTAATTTTCTTTTTTCTATAACATAAGTACCCAAATTATTTCCAGCGTCATAACCATCTTTAGAGCAGTATATATCAATGTATTTATGTGTTTCAGCGGATATGTTTTGTATAGCCTCATCAATAGATACATTATTATCTATGATATAACCTTGTTCCACTTCCATTTTTAAGTTTTTTCTTAATTCGTTAATTGCCATTTCTTCATTGTCATATACACCTATGATATTACAAGCACCATTTTCCCATGCCCACTCACCATAATTATCTATTCTCAAAATATATAAGTCCATTATTTATCCTCATCTTCCTTTTTAGGTATAAATGATATTTTTTCAGCAATTACAACAACATTATTTTTATGTATTTCTAATCTTCCTCTTATACCTACTAAATATCCAATTTTACATTGTTCAATAATTGTATCATGTACTCCAGCCCACAATTTAACGGGTATATTATCTTCTTCATATACACCATTACTATTTTGATAATTTCTCTTAATTTCTACAACAATATTTTCTTTTTTTATTTCCTTAATTTTTCCTACTAACATTAAAGTATTCATTATTTTTCCTCCTTAACAATATCGGTATTTTCCCAATATTCTATTGATAACCCCATACCACAGTCAAAATTAATACATAATATGTCGGTATCATTAAAATCTTTGATTTCTTCTAGGATATCTTCATATTCCCAGTTTTCTAATCTTTCATCATTTAAAATATAATTATATATATCCTTTTTAGTACCTAATAAACAAGTACCATTATCATAAATATTATTCATAATACGTTATTTCCTCCCTAATATTTTTAATATTAATTTCTATATCACTTATTATTTTTTTAATTCTTTCTAAATCACTATCAAAATATTCAGTAGCAAACCCATTGTAATAATCATTAAATAATATCCTGCTATTTCCAAATAAATCAATAATTTCTCTTTTAATATTCATATTTGACCAATATTTATTATCCATATTATTCTTCCTCCTCAAATTCTAATTCATTATCATATACCCTTAATTGCTTTTTATCCTTAAATTCAATTAAATACATATCATTTCCTAAATATTTTAAGACTTTTACAACTTGTCCATTTCTATCCATATCACTTGCAAATTTAGTATTAAATACTGCTTTTTCCATAATTTCTATTCCTCCTTTACAATTACAATACCCTATAACCCTTTTTTTGTTTGGAAAAAAAAGTAGGGGGGTATAAATTTTCAAAAATTAACTTATTTTAACTGTTTCCCAATATGCAAGTCCATTTTTTCTCTTGATTAAATCAACAAATGAATATTCTTCTTTTCCATTATTATGTTTACATATTTCAAAATGAGTTTTACTTGTGTAACCATTTTTAGTTTCAACTCTATAGCAATATCCATTATCATATAAGTAATTAGTTATTTCTTCAAAAGTCATATTTTTATCAGTCATTTCACTTACTAATAATAATGTATCTCTATGAAGTTCAGTTAAATAAATCATAATATTTCCTCCATTCGTAACCATTATCTCACGCTTTTTTCCTAGTACTACCTTTTTATGAAAATAGTTTAATTTTTTATCTTTTCACACATATATAGGAGAAGTTTTCATATATAGAATAGATCAAAATATCATGTGTACACATATAGAAAAGTTTTCTCATGATTATATATGTATATGTATATGTATATCTATATATGTGATGAGAAGTTTTCAGGTAGATATCAAGGGAAGTTTTTCCCGTGAGAAGTTTTTATGATTAAGTTTTCAAATAACAAAAAATCTGGCTCTTTTTTCAATGTACCCGATAATTATATATCATGTTTTTTACAGCACTACTTTTTTAGGAAAAAAACTATAAAAAAATATCCCTTTTTTAAGGCAATTTAAAAGCAATTTTAAAGACATTTCCACAGGATAATATAAGTATACAAATAATCAAAATAATGTCTAAAATCGTGTAAAATAGGGGATAAATAAGCAATTAAAGACAATAAAAAACTACTTTTTCAAGTAGTTTAAATCAAATCACTTATTAGAGCATTATCCATTACAATTACATATCTATCTTTTAATAATTCTTTTAATGGCTCATCAATATTTTTTATTATATAACTTTTTAGAGTGTTATAACTTGTTTGTAACTCTTTTTCCATTGTTTTAACATTTTTAAATTCTGCTATATAAGTTATATCATTTTTTATTTTATTATATTTATATAAGATATATACTTTTTTCATTAACTTAATATCACATTTATTTTTTAAATCATAAATAGCTAACTGCTTATTTATTATTCCGTTTTTTATTGCGTCTTGTTTGTTTTTATAATGTCTTGAAATATCAATATACACAAGTCCTTCATAATTCCAAACGCCGATAAATTGATTAACCTTTAATTTTTCTTGATATTCTTTTATAGTGTTTTTTATTTCTTCTAATTGTTCGGGTAGGAAAGTTTTTTCCATACCAATTATTGAAACCATATATCCATAATTTTTAGTTATTTTTTGTAAATTGTTATCTAGTGTTGCACCATTTTTAATATAATTTAATAAGTCTTTATTATTCATTATTTTTATCCTCCAATATTTCATCAATAATATTTTGTATTTCTTCATTTAATAAGCCTGTTATCGTGTTGCTATCCATAAATTTTTGATATATTTTATCAAGTGTTTTTATGTCATCATCTGTTAAGTCTTCGATATCTTGCAAATAATCTAATTTTTCAAATAATATAATACTTGCTATCAATTCTTTATAATCTAAATTATTTAGATATTTTACTATGTTTTTTATGTTTTCTTTATTCATTTTTAGCACTCCTTTAATTTCAAATCAATATTATCTAGTATGTCTTCTTTTAACGTTGTTAAATCATCAATGTAGATATCTTCTAAGTTTCCGTATCCATTTATTTTGAATAAACTATTATTTAAATTAGCATCACCTAAAAAATAATATAATCTTATTAGTCCGCCGTTTTCTAGTTCCCATTTTGCTCTATCTTCGGCAGAATCATAGTCTATTATGTCTTCGAATAAGTAATCGAAACTAAAATCTTGTGTGTTGTTTTCATAATCAATTACAATGTTGTAAATATCATTGTAAATGTCTTCATAAAGTCTAGTATAATCAATGTTGATACTTTCAATGTTTTTTCTTAAATTTAATAATTCTTTTTTCATTTTTACACCTCATTAATTTTTTTAATTGACATTATTTTTAAAATAATGTATAATGTAAAAGTCAAGAAAAAGACAAGTTGTGTTGTTTTATCTGGACATTTTAGAAGATACCGAACTTTTGGACGTTGTGCGGTTATCTTCTCTTTTTTTATCCATGTTTATTATGTAATTAAATCTTTTTATCATGTTGTAAAGTAATATACTTTCTATAATTGTTGTTATTATTCCCAGCCAAGTAAAACAAGCAAATTGAAACATTACATTATATATTACTTTTATTATATCAATTGTTATATAGATTATTGCTAGGAAAAGCATTATATTTTCATATCTCATTTTTTAAAATCTCCTTTCTTTTTTTCCAAAACTCCTCCTAAAAAATCGGTTGCTTTTCCTTAACTTTTACAATAATATTGTATCATAAATAGACAAATAAATCAATACATTTTGTTAAATTTATTTAATTTATTTCTTTATTTTACAATGTTTTGTTGTATTATTATTGTATTGTTATTTCATGATATTTTATATATATTTATTATGTATTTATTCATTGTTTAATTGTGTTTTATTTAATTGTTTTTTTATTATTAATATATTTATATTATCTTTTTATTTTATTCTTTACATGCTATTTATTTTAGTTTTAGCATGTATTTTTTATGGCTATTTTATTATTATTGATATTATTATTTTTAATTTTAATTTTTATTTTATTATTTTATTATTTTATTTTATTAAGAAATTAACAGAAGTTTTTATGTGTTTTTAATTCCAAAATATTATAATACTTTTATTTATTTATTATAAAATATATTATAAATATATGATTAATATTGATTAATTGAATAATGTTATTTTATTGTTATTATTCAATGATTTATTGTATTGAAAACGAACGTTTATGATACCCGTTCCCTATTATTCCACGATATAGGGCATAGTTTTTACTCTCAAAAATATAGCCAAAATACAAAAAGAACTAGGTAATATAACAAATTATGGAAAAATGATAGTGAAATGAGAGTAAAAGACAATATATAATGGAAGAGGATTTGGATATACATATTCAGTCCTCCTAAGAAAAAGAAATAATTAATTTTTTAAGAATCAAGGATGTTGTTAGAAATAGAATAGAGTGATAAAGGGGATATAAAAAGTTAATTATTTGTTGATATATATAAGAAAATAGGGGTATAAAAAAAGTTACTATATTTGGTCTAAAAATATTAATAAAACATTAAATTTTTAGAAAAAAGAACTAAATTTGGTCTTAAATTAGAAATGTGGTGTTTTTAATGAAATATGTAGTTGATGAGTCTGGTGAGGTTTTAGATAGCATTGATTCTACAGAAACATATGTTAAATTAAATTCAGGAGATAGAGTATTACGTAAGGATTATATTGAGAAAATTGATAAACATAAGAGTATTAATATGAGATTTGCTAAGATTAACTTTTTAGTTAATGGAGATATAAGTCGAAAATATTCCATATTTCCATATTTAATTCAGTATGTTGGATATATGAATGGAGTGTTAAGACATCGTAATGGTAGATTATTGACAAATGATACAATTGGAGAATTGTGTCATGTATCTAAGATAACTGCCATAAGACAATTAAGAGGAATGATAAAAGATGACATAATAAGAAAAATTAAGACTGATGATGGTTTTGCATATGTAATGAATCCTTTTATTGTTCATTTAGGGAAAGAAATTAATGATTCTTTATATGATATGTTTAAAAATAGTAAATATAGTGTTAATTATGAAAAAACGTTAGGTGATTATAATGACTTTAAATGAAATGAAAAATAAAGATATTGATTTAGGTTGCTTGTATAGGATGTATCACAATTATAGATATTTGTATAGTTTTTGGCAAAAATTCCAAAATAAGAGAGTTATATCTGATCAAGATATTAGAGATAGAATACAATATATTTTAAAGAATAATGTAAAACAACGAGATGAGATAAGTACTTTATGTTGGATATTAGGAGAAGAAGATGTCAGAAAGAAAGAAATTAACGATTAAACAACGAATGGTGTTGGAAAGTTTAGAGTATTTTATTAATGAACATGGGTATAGTCCTACTTATAAGGAATTAGCTAGTATGTTAAATTGTGATTATAATACAGTATTTAAGAAAATATTAATACTTATGGATAAAGGTTATGTAAGTGGTGTTAATGGTAAGGCACGAACTTTAAGAGTGGTAAAGAAATATGATTAATGTTAGTGATTACATAAAATTAGTTTTAGAAAAAAAACGCTGGAATAAGACAAAATTATGTAGTGAAATAAATAAGATAGAAGCAAGGTTAGGAGAAAAGAGAACTACTAACCAAAATATTACTAATTATTTAAATGGTATGTGGGCATTCCGACCTAAAATACTTGCTAAATGGGAAATTGCCCTTGAATTACCTATGGGTACTTTAATGAATATGGTAGCATCTCCGATTACTAAGGAAGGTAAAGAGGAGTTAAGGGAAACTATAGAAAAACTAAGGAAAGTGAGATAAGGAAATATGGAAAAAATGTTAGTTATTAGTCAAAATGAAATGGATACGTGGTTTGTTAATGGTTTATCAATTGGTGTTAGACAACCTAGAATAGTTGTTGGTACTAAGATTAAAAAATTGTTAACGGCAAAGAATATTACGAAAGAAGATTTTATTCGTGAAATAGGCACAAATTACACCGATGCAATTAATCGAATATTAGAAGATAGAGAAATTCCTAAGGAAAAAGTATTTGATAAGATTGCTGATTATTTTGGTGTTGATAAGGAGTATTTTTACGATAGAGAATTAAAAAATGTTATTGTGAATGATTCTCATTTAGTGTTTGCTGAATATCCTACGGAAAAAAGAGCAGAAGAAATAAAAAAAATGACTGATGAAATAATTGTTGACTGTTATATGCACAACAAACCAATTGTTATAAGATTACCTAAGGAGTAGTTATGTTGAAGGTAGGGGATAAAATTGAAATAAAACCTAGACAAACTACTATAAGTGAAACATTTAATGGTATTATTGAGGCACTTCGATCTAATAGATTATTGGAAAAAGATAAACTCGAATGGTGTGAGAGTGCCTTAAATGTACTTGAAATGTGGTATAACCAGGATGAAATGGAATCTGTAAGGGTTGCAAAGAAAAAACTTATTCCAACTTTGTATAATTTAATTAATAAAGGGAGCATAAATAATATGTCTTCCTTTTTTGATTATTATAGAAGAGTTTATTGTATATGTGCTAGGCGTGATTTTGAATGTTTTGTTGATTATATGGAGTGGGATCAACCCAAGAAAGTGCTTGCTAATAGAAGAGAAGTATTGAAACCCTATGTCGATGCTTTAAATGAACTTGCCTTTAATCCTAAACTCCATTATGTTATTGCCTCATTTCCTCCATCAATGGGAAAATCTTATTTAGCTACACTATGGGAAGCATGGGCATTTGGAATGAGTATTGATAATTCTATTATTCGTATGTCTTATTCTGATGAATTAGTTTTAGGTTTTTCAAGAACTGTTAAAGGATATTTATGTAGTCCTACATTTAGTGAAATATTTCCATTTTTTCAACGATATGCAGGTAAACCATTTGAAGTAGAAAGAGAATCCGACTGGAAAATAAAAAACGCTAATGTTCCTAAATCAAATCTAGTATCTCGTACTAGAAGTGGTGCAACAACTGGTGAACGTGCTAATTTTGCTATTATTTTTGATGACATGACTAAGGGGGCAGAAGAAGCAAATAGTGAAAGTATACATCGTGGTATTTATGATAAATGGAATACTGAATGGTGGAATAGAAGAGATGGAGAAAGATGTAAATTCTTATTTGTAGGTACACAGTGGACTCCTGAAGATATTTTAAATAGAATTATTGAAGATAGAAATAAAATTAGTCCGTTGAAAGAAACTGATAATTCATATGTAATGAGAAATGAAGATACTATTGTTATTCGTGTTCCTTTACTTGATAATGAGGGAAAAACTACTTGTAGTGAAGTGTATCCACAAGAGATAGCTGAACAAATAAAAGATACTACGGACCCATTCTTATTTAGTTGTGTATATCAACAAGATCCTATTGCACCAACTGGAAGAGAAATGGCATGGGAAAACTTAACTACTTATATAACTCCACCAGAAGAACTTGAACCTTATTGCATGGCAGTAATGGATACTAAAAGAAGGGGTAAGGATAATCTTAATATGTTTATATGTAAACCCGATGGACACGGAAAACACTTTTTATGGGATTGTATTTTTAGTAAAAAACCTATGGAAGAGTTATACGATGATATTATTAACAAGATAATTGATAACAATATAACTACATTAGTAATAGAAAATAATATTGATGTTTCTTTAAAACCTTTATTAGAAGGAAAACTTAAAGAGAGAGGTTGGTTTACCTGTAAAATAGTTGAATTATACAACACTAAAAAGAAAGAAGAAAGAATAAAAAATAATTTAGGTGGTATTCAACGAAATATTATCTTTAAGGATAAATCAATTATTAAACCAAATACCGATATAGGAAGATTAATGGATAATATTACTAAATATTCATTTGATTATCCTAATAAATTTGATGATGGACCTGATGGAGCTGCAATGTATAATTCTGAAATTATTGTTGGAAGAAGTATATTAATGAAACCCCAAGCAGTAAGAAGACCTTTTTAGGCAAAAACTTTATGGATTTTTAGACCTAAAAAATATACTATTTTTTAGTTATATGATACTTGTATGATGAGCAATCGTGATTTCCCTTTGCAGATTGCTTAGTGCTACACGGGGGCATAACCGTACTTAGTTATGTCCTCAATTTTGTTTAGGGAACGGGATGTGGTGATAGTATGAATGAAAATAATAATGAAACTAATAATCAATCTACTGCTGTTAGACCAGTTGAGATATCTAATAATGAACCTACATTGATTGTTCCTAAGGAAATGAGATTGTTTGGTAGGAAAGTAATTTATGCTGATTATAAACCTGAGGAAATGAATGAAGAAACAATAACTAAAATACTTAATGATGTTTTTGATGTTCATATTCACAATGCAAGTGAAATTGATTACTTAGAAAAATATTATAAGGGTTTTCAACCTATAATTGGGAAAACAAAAGATATAAGACCAACAATCAATAATAATGTAGTTGAAAATAATGCTTATTTTATAACTGAATTTAAGAAAAGTTATGTATTTGGTGAACCTATTCAATATGTACAACGTGGTGATGTTGCAAATAGAGAAGTATCTATCTTGAATAGTTATATGTTAGCAAAAGATAAATATCCTAAAGATACTGAACTTGCCGAAAGTATTTATATATCTGGTATAGGACATAGAATTATACTTCCTAGTGCTGATTTTGAAAGTCCATTTGATATTGAAAATTTAGATAGTAAAAATACATTTATTGTTTATTCTAGTTATTTACCTCACGAAAGACTGTTTGCCTTTACTTATACAATTGGTGTTAAGGATTCTACAGTTAGAGGTAGTGTATATACCAAAAACAGTTATTACGAAGTAAATAAAGATTTTATAAGTACAACTTTTAATGTTAAATTCAAACAAAATCATATATTAGGTGATATTCCTATTTTTGAATATAGTTTAAACAAATCGAGACTAGGAATTATCGAAGTAGTTATGGATTTGTTAAATCAAATAAATAGAATTACTTCTGATGAAATAGATGGATTAGAGCAATTTATTCAAAGTATATTGGTATTTGTTAACCAAGATATTGATAAAGAAGATTATGCAGATTTACTTGATTTGGGTGCTGTTAAAATTGCTACTAGTGATCCAGCAAGACCTGCTGATTTAAAGTTATTGTCTAATAATATTGACCACGGTAATACAAAAATATTACATGATAGATTATTAAACACTGCTTTAAATATAATTGGTATTCCAAAGAGTACGGAAAGAACTTCTGGTGGAGATACAGGACAAGCAAGAATGTTATCGGAAGGTTGGACAATGGCAGATGAAAGAGCAAAACAAGATGAAATGCAATTTAAACGTTGTTCTAAACCTGAACTAGAATTAATTTTAAAAATATGTATTTTATCACCATGGAGTGAGATAAATACTTTAACATTAAATCAAGTTGAACAAAAATTCACAAGAAATAAGAGTGATAACTTCCTAGTTAAATCACAAGGATTAATGAATCAAATTAATAGTGGTGTTTCTCCTGATGTTGCAATGGCAACAAGTGGATTATATAGTGATACAAATGAAGCATTTAATAAATCTATTAAATTCTATGGTGGAATCGAAAATTGGATAAAGTTATTTGTTGGTGAAGCAAATAAACAATTAAGAGAAAAGAAAAAAGATGAAAATACTCCTAATAATGGAGTGAATAAAGCTGATGGTGATACATCTTCAAAAGAAGATAATCAATCAGATGAGGGTGAATAAAACCCTCCTATGTTGGAACTTAGTTTAAGAGTAGAATAGTGGTCTCCAAAACCATTGATAAGGGTGCAAGTCCTTTAGTTTCAGCCAAATTTATATATTATAAATCAAAACAAATTAATTTACACAATACCTTTGTGGTGTTGTTGAGTAGATATGAACTCTATGACTAACCTTGGTCATATATCTATTCAACAATGCTACAAAAGCATTAAATTTGCTCATCATAGAGAGCATAAATCTATGACACTCAAAGGTTGAGGCGTGGCAACTTAAAAAACGTTAGAGTGGGAGGGAAAGATGAAAGAAGCTATTGAAAAAGTGTTAAGTGATGAAACTTACACAACAAATGAGGAAAAGGTTGATGCTATTGCCAAAGAACTAGGTGCATTAGTACTTCCAAAAGACAAATTTGATAATGTAAATTCTCGTTTGAAACAAAAAGAATCTGATTATGCAGCTTTACAAACTGAATATGAAGAATTTAAAAAGTCAAAAATGACTGATGATGAAATAAGAGAGAATGAAAAAAAACAATTTGAGGAACAAAAAAGACTTAATGCTATTGAAAAAAGTGATTTAGCAGTACAAAAGTTGTTATTGAAAAATGGTATTGAAGTTAAAGATGATGATACCGAATTAAAAGATACATTAGCAACTATTGTTAGTGAAGATTATGAAAAATCTATTAAGTTAGCAACTAGTTTTATATCTTTAATCAATAAGACTAAAGAACAAACTGCAAAAGCAACAACAACTGAATTGTTAAATGGTACACCTAAACCTATTGGTGGTACTGATAGTTCTTCTTCATTAAGTAAGGTTGATATATTAAAAAAAGAGTACGATGAGGCAGTAAAAAATAAAGATGTTATTCGACAAACTCAATTAATGACTGAAATATATCAAGAACAACAAAAAACTAATAATATTTAGGAAAAACAAAAGCACTACTCTAAAGGGAAGAAAAATTAGAGAGGTGATATAAATGAACACAGGAACAGTACAAAGTTTTTTAGTTCCAAACTATTCAGGTTTACTTTATAACAAAGCAAACACAAATACTCCATTCCTAAATTCAATTTCAGGAAGAGTAAAATATACTAACTCTGTAGAATTTGTTTGTGGTCAATTCTATACGAGTGAGGAAGGGGAAATTCCAGAAATTAGTGAAACTGCATCACTAATAGCACCTACAGCAACATATGTTACTAGAAGTCAAATGACAAATGTAACTCAAATTTTCCATGAAACTGTAAGTATTAGTTATGCAAAACAATCTAATATGGCAACATTATCTGGAGTTAATATTGCAGGACAAGTACAAAATCCTACAAATGAATTAGATTTCCAAACTGCTTCTAAAATGAACAAAGTTAAACGCTCTATTGAAAAAACATTCATTCAAGGTGTATTTAATAAAGCAACAAAAGATACTGAAGTTAATAAGACTCGTGGTATTCTTGAAGCAATCACTACAAATGTAGTAGCTGCAGCTGGTGCTGTACTTGATTTATGGTTAGTTAATGATGTAGTAACAAAAATCAAAAATGCAGGTGGAGATATTACAAATCTTCAAATGTTATTAAATTCTGCTAACTTACTACAATTACATGGAAATGCAATTGAAATGGGTATGAAAGTAGGAGAACCTTACATGAATGCCTATGGAATTATGGTAAGAGATTTACTATTACCAGTAGGATGTGTATTACATTTCGGTTTAGGAGAATTTTTACCAGAAGGAACTGCATTAATTTACAACCCATCAGTTTGTGGACCAGTTGAACAACCAGTACCAGGTAAAGGTAACTTCTTTAGAGAACCACTTGCTAAAACTGGTGCAGGAGAAACTCATCAAATCTTTGGACAAATTGGTCTTGACCACGGTCCAGAATGGTTCCACGGTAAGATTACTGGATTAAGTAATACATTTACAAAACCTGTTGGAATCAAAGTTAAAACAGTTAGTGAATAATTAAAATAGTATATTCTAATGGACTGTTATAAGTTCGTTGTTAAATGTATTTTATAGCAGTCCTTGAAATACTCAAAATATCCATTAGGGAGGTTAATATGAGTGAAAAAGAAAAACTTATGAAAATGAAAATTGAATTGTTAGATGATTTAAATGATGATTCATACGACAAAATTTTTCTTGAAAAATTAAGAGATGCTAAAAATATAGCATTATATACTTTATATCCTTTTGATGATTCAAGAGATCTTCCTAAAACATGGAGAATGGATATGTGGATTGTGAGATGTGCTATTGAATTATATAACAAAAAAGATAGTGCAAATGTTCAATCTTATAGTGAGAATGGTATATCGGTAAGTTATCTAAGTGGATTAATTTCAAAAACATTGTTAAATGAGTTAATTCCAAAGGCTGGTGTTCCAAAATGATACCAGTAAGAGCAAATCCTAATCTTTGGTCAAAACCATGCTATATTGCAAGTAAAATCGGTGTTGTATTTGATGATGAAGGAAATGAAATAGCGGTTTATAATACCCCTAAAAAATATATATTCAATTATCGTGCAATATCATCCGATGCTGATTTAGCGGAATTTGGTGAGAAAGCAAATATCACACAAAGAATGGTAATAGATAGAAAATATGAAGGATTGTTTAAGGAATTTGATGTAGCTTACTTATATGATGCAACTCCTGATGAGGAAAATAGAAATGGTGATAATGCCAATTATGTATTGTTACCACCTAGAATAGGAAATAGTGTAATTATAATCTATATGCAAAAGATATTAGGAAAGTAGGTGTATTTATGTACAAATTCAATAACGGAATTGTTGTTTATACAAAAGATGATAGAGATGCCTTTTTAAAAGCGGGTTATAAACTTTTAAATAAGTTTAAAGATGAATTGATTAATGGTGAAAGTAACAAAGAGACAAAAGGCATATTAAGTATGCTTACCGAGGAGACTATTAATGAAAACGATAATAACAATGGAGTTATCGAAGAAGAGTTTGGAGGAAGCAAAAAAACAAATTCTAAAATTCAAAGATAATTATAAAAAAGGTATAAATAATTCAATTAAAGCAGCAACTGAGGCAATGTATGAAAAAGTATTACAACATTGCTATGAAAATGGTATTTCACGAGCAGAAGATGTTGTTCACTGGGAATATAATGATGAAACTAATGTCGGTAGAGTATGGACTAATGACTGGGTAATTATCTTTAATGAAATGGGTACTGGTATTGTTGGTAGTCAAAATCAGCATCCAAATCCAAGTCCAGCGTTTAAGGGTTGGAAATATGATGTTAACGAGCATGGAGACATGGGATGGAGATATCCAAAACCCGATGGAACATACGGTTGGACAAGAGGTTTACCTAGTAGACATATGTTTTATGATGCTTTTGAGGATATAAAAAATGAACTTGGTGATTATGTTAGAGTTGAGTTATATAAAACTACAGGAAATATGTACTAAGGAGTGATGAACTATGTTAGTAGAAGAAATATTTGATATTAAGTTCTATCCTGAATTAAAGGAATATGTTGAAGAAACAAATATATATGATGCTAAAGTTGTAAAAGTTAATCCACAAGATAGTAAAGTATTTCCAATTATACCTGTTAAACTACTTCCAAAAATAACCAATAAATATAACAATTTAAGTTATGGTGAGGAGACATATTCTTTTGGTATAGAAATAGATATATATGCCATTGATAAAACTGTAGATAACAAAAAAATATCTAAAAAAACAATATGTGATAACCTAACAAAATTGATAGTTAGTTACATAAAAGATAATTATCATTTTACAATTAGTGTTACACACGATGCTCCAAATGTTGATAGTAGTGTTCATAGAAACATAATTCAATTAAAAGGAGTGTTAGATACAAAATATGGAAATGACAATTTAGTAATATATCCAACTTTAAAATAGCACTTTTCTAAAGGGAAAAATAGAGAGGTGATATAAATGATCGATTTAGGTATCGAACTAAGAGTTAAAGCAACTAGTGAAGCAAAATATTCTAATGCTAAACTTGTAGCAATTAAAGGAATGCCAGCAACAGGACAAGCAGGTGGTAATGTAGAAACAACTACATCTAGTGATCCAGTTAAAGTATATATTCCAGATAGACCTGATACAGGAGATATGGATTTCACTTATAACTATTCACAAGAAGCACTTAATGCTGTACGTGCAGTTTGTGATAACACTGCTAAAGATATTCTTATCAAATTTCCAGATGGAGCAGGATTCGAATATAAAGGTGTTTGTCAAACATGGATTAACGAAGAATCCGTTGGTGGAGTTATGGAATGTACATTACATACTACCCCAAGTGTTGCAGGTGAATATTTAACATCTGAACAAGTTACAGGTAAAATAGCAACTGCTTAATAAAATTAATGAAAAAGAGAGGGAAAAACGATGCGTCAATTAAAATTAAAAATTAGAGATAAGGACTATATCCTTGAATATAATCGTGAATCAATCAAATGGTTAGAAAGTGTAGGATTTAGTGTTGAAGAGTTTATAAAAAAACCAGTAACATATAGAGAAATTCTATGGCAATCACTTTTTATAAAGAATTACGGTAATACGGTTAATCCAAATTTAGCAATAAAATTAATGGATTCATATGCTGAAGATAAAGGACAAAATATGGTAAATAAAGTTGTCAAGTTTGCATATGATGAATACACATCTTTTTTAGATGCCCTAGCAGGTACGAACTCCGAGAAGACCGAGGAGGAATTGGAGATAATCAACCAATAAAAGAAGAAGGCAACAAATATAAAAACTTAACAGATTGGTTTTATGATTTATTGCCTATGGCAATAACATACGGTATGTCTGTACGAGAGTTTTGGGAAGATAACCCAGACCTATTCTGGGCATACCGTTTTTCTTTTTACAATAGACAAAAAATGGAAGAGCAAAAAACAAACTTTCAGTTATGGCTACAAGGTGCATACTTTCATGAAGCGGTAGCAGTAGCTCTAGCCAATTCTTTTGGAAAAGGGAAGAGGGTATCTTATGCTCAAAAACCTTATAATTTAACAAAAGAAGATGAGGAAAGAGAAATTAAAAATGAAAAAGAAAAATTAGAAAAACAAATAAAAAGTCGTATATCTCAGGTACAAGCAATATTGGGCAAAAAATGATAATAAAGCACTACTAAAGGGAGAAAGTGGTGAATAGCATGAATGAGAGTCAAACACTAGAATTACAATTAAAATCAACAGGTGAAGAAACTTTAAAAATATTAAATAAACTAACCACTAGTATAGATGATATACATAAATCAATTCAAAATGCCACAACAGGAGTAGGTAAATTAAATAGTTCTTTGAATAAAATATTTGAGTTAACTGGTGCTAGAAGAGCAATGAAATCTTTAATGGGATTTTTTGATAATGCAACTAATAGAGCAGAGGAACTTAACTTATTTAATGTTATTTTTAAAAATATTGAAAAAGATGGTGTTAAAACCTTTTCTTCCTTAGGTAAAGAGGCAACAAGATTTCAATATAGGTTAAATGAAGCATTTGGTACAAACATGACTGAAACCCTTAGACATCAAGGTTTGTTTCAGGCAATGGGTGAAAATGTAGGCATACCATCAGAATATGCTGCTATAATGTCCGAAACAATGAGTAAATTAACTTATGATTTGGCATCACTTTATAATAGGTCGGAAGATAAAACTGCTGAGGCATTAAGAGGTGGGGTTTATGCAGGTCAAACAAAACCTCTTCGTAATTTTGGTATTGATGTTACTCAAACAAGTTTAAATCCTGTTTTACAATCATTAGGGATAACCGATAGAACTGTAAATCAAATGTCTCAAGCCGAAAAAGAAATATTACGTTATATTGCTACATTAAAACAAGCAAGGTCAGCAATGGGAGATTTTGCTGAAACCATAGAATCTCCAGCAAACCAATTAAAAATATTTAAACAACAATTAGTTGAAGCAAAAGTTGCATGGAGTAATCTTTTTATGGGAATGTATTCCGATTTATTACCTTATGCAAATGCTATTTTAATGGTATTAAAAGAGATTGCAAAAGCAATAGCAAATATTTTTGGAATAGAATCGAGGGATTACAACTCTGGGCTTGCAAGTTTAGAAGATACATATAACGGTTTTGAAGATATAGGTAAAGGAGCAAGCAACGCTAGCAAAGCAGCAAAAGAACTAAAAAGACAAATTTTAGGATTCGATCAAATAAATAATTTAACTACACCATCAAATACTGGAAGTGGTTCTGGTGGAGGTAGTAATTTATCAAGTGGAATTGATAAAAGATTACTTGATGCCATTAGTGGATATGACAATTTAATGGGAAAAGTAAAAATGAAGGCAACCGAAATTCGTGATAGATGGATGGAAATACTTGGATTCAAGAAAAAAATTAATCCATTGACTGGTGAAATATATTTTGAATATCAAGGACTAGGAACAACCGTAAAAAATTTAGTTAAATCATTTGGTGATTTAAGTGCTAAAGGAAAATTGTTGGTTGGTTTAGGATTAGGAGTTGCTGTAACAAAAACTTTTAGTGCTTTCAAAAAACTGTCTAATGTAATAGGTACAAATGGAATATTACAAAGTTCTAAAGAATTATTTAATTGGACAAAATTGGGTGTTCAAGTAAATGGTAATCTAAACAAAGGAATAATAGAAGGTATAGATGCTTGGAGGAAACAAAAAGGGATAATAGGTGAAAATACAACTGCATTTAGTAGATTAACAAGTGGAACTAAAGAATTTTTTAAAGGTTTAGGAATAGCTGCAACAGGATTTACAGTTATGAATATTGGATTAGATGATATGAAAGAAAAAGGATTGTCAGCATTTAATTCAATAACAACATTAGGAGGGGGATTAGTAACAGTATTTGGTGGAATTCAAGCAGGTGCTGTATTTGGTCCTTGGGGTGCAGCAATAGGTGGTATCATTTCATCTGTTGGAGTTTTATACCAAACAATCGATGGTTTAGGATATGCTTTTGATGAAAGTAAAAGAAATTTCTATGCACTGCAAAAAGAAGTGGATAAAGGATATAATGAATGGCAAGAGTCGGCAAAAAGATTAAACGAGTCATTTAATGATACTGATTCAACATTAGGATATTATGAAAGACTTTATACCGAATTAACTAACATAGTTGATGAAAATGGAAAAATCAAAGCAGGATATGAAGATAGAGCAAAAGTAATAACTGGAGAACTTTCCGAAGCACTAGGAATAGAAATAAATATAGTTGATGGTGTTATTCAAAAATATGGTGATTTAAAGAAAACTATAAATGATTTAATAGAACAAAAAAAGGCAATGGCTAAACTTAATGCTTTAGAAGAGGCATATAACATAGCAATAAAAGAACAAGGAAATGCCAGAAAATTGCAAGTTGAAGCATATAAACTAATGACTAATGCACAAAATAAATTCAATGAATCATTAAAAGAAGAAGCAAAAAGATATGGTGTAACAGTAGAAGAATTATCTGATTATATGGTTTATGGAAAAGAAAGTGCTGCAATAAAGAAAATATTAAGTGATAACACTAATGAAGAAGCAGCAAATTTAAGAACTGCTCATGTATGGCATCAAAATGAAATAAATGATTTAAAAGATACTATAAATCAATATAATCAAGCATCAAAAAATTTGGATAATTACAACGCAACTATAGCTACATACGATAAAATGTATGCTTTATCATTAGCAGGTAATTATCAAGCTATGAACAAATATTTTGACCACGAAAGATTCTTATTTGGTAAAAGTGTTACTGAAAGAGAAGATTATTGGAATAAAGTTATATCTGATAGTAATGTTGGATTAGAAATATTAGAAAAAAATCAAGATAAATATACTAAAGAACAATATGAAGCATTAAAAAAACAATATGAAGATAACATTAAATTAGGACAAGATTATTTAGATAAATTGCAATTAGTAATGAACACAAAAAATAGTGAAATTTCTAATGAAGTTATCGATAAGTGGAAAAAAATGGGTAATAAATCAACAGAAGAGTTCCTATATTTCTTTAATCAATTACCTACTGATGCTAAGCAAACTTTAATTGATGGTTTAGAAAAAAACAAGAAAAGTTTAAGTAAAGATTTACAAAAAGTAATAAGTGATATTCAACCTACACTAACAATAGATGTTAATGCAAAAACAACAAATGCTAATAACACAGTAAATTCATGGTTTACCCAAGTTAGTAATAAAATTAAATCTTTAGTAAACAGTACAAATGGTGGAACTAAAGCATTTGGTGGAATATTCAATGGTTATTCATGGAATGATATACCTCAATTTGCAAATGGTGGAGCACCTACTCATGGAACAATATTTGCTGCTGGTGAAAATGGTGCTGAAGTAGTAGGAAATATAAATAGAAGAACGGAAGTTCTAAATCGTTCACAAATTGCAAGTTCAATATATAGTGCAGTAGTAGCAGCAATGAGTCAATATAGTGGTGGAACAACACAAGTTGAATTAATAGCACATACTGATGAAGGTGTGGTTATAGATAGAATAAATCAAAAAACAAAACAAACAGGAAGATGTCCTATTAACATTCCTTCCTATTAAAAAGTGTAGCACTTTCTTTCAAAGGGAAATTGAAAGATGGTGAGAAAATGATACAAGAATTTGTACAAGGTGTATATAAATATACATTAGCAAGTCCAGCATTAATCCTTTCTAAAGTTAAACTAAATGGTGTTGATATTTCAAAGTATCTTACAAACCAATCGAAAGTAGGGTGGTATGATGTATCTAAAAATAGTGGGAGAGATACAACTACTGCAGATGGGAAAATGATATTAAATGTTATATCAACTAAATATAGACTTGATTTAGTAACTAGGAATTTAACAAGAGATGAAATGGTAGATTTCTTTGCCGAAATAAGAAAAAAACCTGCTCCAATAATTGTAGAATTTTTGGATCCGTTTACAAATACATGGAAAACAATAGATGCCTATCGTGGAGATAGGGGAGCACAAGCGGAATATCCTGTTTTACAAAATGAAGATGGAGTACAAAAACTAATAGAAATATTTTCTCCAGTGCAACAGGCATTAATAGAGAGGTAATGTATGGTAACAAATGACTTTATTAATGAATGTAAAATTCCTGCTAATTGTAATAGATATGGAAAACTAGTATTATCCGATGGAATAACCGAGCTAAATCAAAGTAATAAAATTCAAAAATTTACCATTGATAGTAGTTGCTATGAAAATGGAAATATTATTGGAACAGTTTACTGTAAAAAAATTACAGCAAATTTAATCGATTCTTTGGATATTTCATTGGTTGATGAAGATTTTAATGCTTATGCAGGTGTTAAATATGATAACGGAAATACAGAATATGTTAATTTAGGTAAATATAAAATTGAAAGACCTAATGATGAAGTATTAAATAATTTCACTTCATTTACTGCTTATGATGATTTGACAAATAATATTGATAAAGAATATGTGTGTGGAATCGAATATGATGATGAAAACATTACATTATCCGATTTATATGCTGATGTGTGTGAACAATTAGGTTTAACTCCTAAAACTCTTCAATTTGATAATTCCGACATTCCAATTATAGATAATCCATTTACAAATAAAGAAAAAAATAGATTTGTTTTACAAACAATATGCAAAATATCATGTTCTTTTGTTGAAATAGATTTAGATACAAATGTGATAGATTTATGTTGGTTAAGTACAAATACTAATCCTGATTATACTTTTGAAAAAGGCGATTATTCAGTACTGAACGGTGGAAAGATAGTTTATGGACCTGTTAACAGTTTAATTATCAAAAATAGTTCTGTTGATAGTGAAAATGTTTCAATAAGTGATGATGAAAGTATTGAATTAAATGGAGAACATCAGTTAGTTATATCAGAAGATTATATATTATTTAATGAAGAATTAAGAAATCAAGCCATAACAGCAATTTGGAATAAAGTAAACGGTTTAACTTATGTTGATTGTGAATTAACATCTCCTTATGGAAAACCTTTTATTAAAATAGGTTCTAAGATTCGTATTATTACTGATGATGGATATCTTGATTCATATGTTTTAGAACATCAATTTACATATGATGGAACATTTGAAAGTGTTATAAAAAGTCCTGCTTTAACTGAACAAGAAGTTAAAACAAAACAAGATATAAGTTTAGGTGAAAGATTAAGACAAACCGAAATAATAGTAAATAAACAAGAAGGAACTATTAAAGAATATACAAGTAAAACAGATGATGTAATATTAACTGAAGCAAATGATTATAAGGAATTATTAGGAAAATTCAGTGGGTATACTCCAAAAAGTGAATATGCAACATTAAAAAAAAGTGTTGAACAAATACAAACTGATACATATACAAGGACTGATATTAAATCCATTTTAAAAGGCACATTCTATGATGAAAATAATAATCAAATTGTAAGTGAAATTGTTAGAACAACAAGTGGTACATTTGATGAAAATGGTATGACTTATGAAAAAACTAATGCTCAAACAAAGACTACTATAAATGAAGTAGGAATAAATACAAAAAGAACTAGTAATGATGAAACAATTTTGTTTGCTGGTTATGTTGATGAAAATAACACACAGTATAGTGAATATAGAGGACAAACAATTGTTGCTACAGATAATATCATTAATAAACATTATTTTGTTATGCCTGAGGCACATTCTCGTATCGAAAAATACAACAATGGTGGGGGTATGTTTAATGTGTAAGGTAGGTGGTAAATAATGGCAGCAACAGCAAGTATTGTAAATGCTAGAAAAACATATAGTATAGAAAATAATAATGATACTCAAACATTGACTTTTACTGTTAAGAGAACAAGTGGTTCAACTTATTGGCAAGATAAAAAATCATTAATATTTAAATTAATTTATGATAATGATGATGGAACGAAAACAACTTTATCTCAAACTGTACAATTTAATTTTCCTAGTGGATCAGTTGGTGCTTCAAAAAGTACATCAGTAGACTTTGTTGTTCCTCATAAATCTGATGGTACTCAAAGTATAACTTATGAAGCAAGTATTGCAACAGGAACAAGTGTAGGAACATTAAATCCCAAAGGTTCTGCTAAATTGGAAACAATTCCACGAGCCAGTTCAATAACAGTAAATGATGCAAATATAGGAAGTAGTACAAATATTGTCATTAATAAGGCAAGTGAAAATTTTACAACTACATTAAGATATAGAGCATTAAAACCCGATGAAACATGGACAGATTGGTCAATAATAGTTACAAAATCTGGTTTTAAAGAGGTATACGGATGGACCGTGCCTACAAGTTTATATTCATTAATTCCAAATAATCAAACAATTGTATGTGAATTTGAAGCAACAACTTTTTCCGATGATACACAGGTTGGAAGTCCTACATATGCAAGGGCAACATTTACAGCAACAGGTAATCCTATAATTAACAATATATCTGCAACGGATATTAATTCAGTAACAGCTAATTTAACAGAAGGAACAAGCACAAGTTCTAAAATGGTAAGATATGCTTCTAATGTTCAAATTGTTGTAAGTGCTACAAGACAAAATGGTTCAAGTATTTCTTCCATAATGGTAAATGGAGTTGCATGTACATTAAGTGGAAGTTCAAGTGATGCAACCAGAACGGGAACAGTAACGATAAATGGAGTATCTACTAATTCATTTCAAATTGTTGTTGTCGATAGTAGGGGATATACTTCAACTCAAACTAAAACAATGACAATGATTGAATATGTACCATTAACATTAAATGCAAATATAGATAGAAACACTCCAACCGATGGAAAAGTAAATATTGAATATAGTGGTAATTATTTTAATGGTAATTTTGGTTCACAAAATAATGCTTTAATAGTTCAATATAGAAGCCGTATAAAAGGTGGTACATGGGGAAGTTGGACAAATTTATCTCCTAATATTAGTGGTAATACTTATTCACAATCAACAACTATTAGTGGATATACCTATACAAATCAATATGAATTTGAAATGCAAGCATTTGATGAAATTCAAACTAAACCTATTACAGGTATTACAGTTGCCAAAGGTAAACCTATATTCAACTGGGCAGATGAATTGTTTAATGTGTATGGTGAATATTATCAAAATGATGTTTTATTAAGTGATATTTATCTTGCTAAAGATGATTTACTTAACAAAGTTTACCCAGTTGGTTCTATATATATGAGTGTCAATTCAACAAGTCCTGCAACATTATTTGGCGGCACGTGGGCACAGTTAAAAGATAGGTTTTTATTAGGTTCTGGAAATACATATACAAATGGTTCAACAGGAGGTGAAGCTAGTCATACATTAACAACAAATGAATTGCCAGATATGGGTAGTTTCTTATCACTGAACTGGAAAGACCAAAATACATATAATACTGGTATTTTCGGAGATGGTGGAATGAAAACACAAGACAGAACAGCGTCATCAGGAAGTAGTTTTGGTGAACATTGGACAACTTTAAAAGGTGGAGAACAAGCACATAATAATATGCCACCATACTTAGTAGTTTATATGTGGAAAAGAACCGCATAGAAAGGAATAAAAATGAAAGAAATAGTAGACAAATTAAAATTAACTAAAGAATTTATAACATTACTTATATTTTTTGCAGGAGGTTTTATAGGAATATATGTTTATTTAAGTGGATATGACAAGAAAATAGATAGTATTCAAAAAACAACGTTAAGAACAATGATTTGGTCGAGTGATGTTCCAAAACACGATCGATTAGAAGCATGTGATAATTATATTGAGTTGGGATATAACTCGGAAACAAAAAAATATTGTGAAAATTTATTAAAATAGTGGAGGAATTGTTATGGAAAAAGTAAGAAAAATTAGCAAATATGTTGTTAATGCTTTAAATATGATTAATGCTTTAATTCTTGTATTGAGCCCAATTTGGGGTTGGGAATTAGATAGTATATCTAAAACTATAATTGCTATTGCAGGTGTTATATCAACATATTTAGTAAGTGGCAAATTATTTAATTTAAATGATGAAGAATAGGAAGTGATGATATGAACATAATAAATGTTTCTGTTGATTTTACCAAATCGGAATGTAATGTCTATGGTTATACACCTGTTGATAATGACTATAATGTCAGTAAATTAGTATTCGACTTTGATAAAGAATATGAAGGTAGAAAAGTACTTGAAATAAGACCATTAAATAGTTACGATAGTAATGCAACATTTGTTAGTGAAATAATTGATAACGAAGTAATTCTAGGTAATTTAGTCGAAGGGGAGTATCATTCTATATTTACACAAGCAGGAGACCATATCGTAGAAGTTCATTTATATAATGATAATAGTAAGATGACCGCTATTTCTAAAATTAACTTAAAAGTAAAAGAAGAACAAATAGTTATTGATGATGAACAAGCAACAGTATATCTTCCTATATTTGATCAAATGATACAAGAGTTAGATAGAGCTATAGATGAAACTAATAATTTAAATTTAGATATTTCTAAAACGGATAATAAAACAACTGTTGAACTTACCAACAAAGATGGTACTACAAAAACAGTTGATATAATGGATGGAACAACTGAATTTGCATCATTTGAGATTAACAATGACATGGAATTAGTATGTTACACAACTGATAGTATGTATTTAGAATTTAATATAAACGATAATGGAGAATTGGAGGTTTTAATATGACAAAAATAAGTACAAATTTAGGAAAAGTGGCAACTACACCAAAAGGTGAATACAATGATTCTATAAAATATTTAAAATTAGATGTAGTAACTTATAATGGAAGTTCCTATGTAAGTTTAAAAGAAAGTATAGGAAATTTACCAACAAATACTGAATATTGGCAATTATTAGCAAGTAAAGGTGAAAAAGGGGAATCTGGATACACACCAATAAAAGGAGTAGACTATTTTACTCCAAGTGATATAGCTAGTTTAAATATTCCTAGAGATACTGAAGATTTAAGTAATAATGCAGGTTTTATAACAAAAGATGTAAATGATTTATCAAATTATGAGTTAAAAACAGCAACAGGAAATAGTATAGAAATGAGTATTGACAGTTCCACTTATGTTATGACATTAAGTTTAAAAAACAGTCAAGGAACTATACTTAATACACAAACAGTAGATTTACCACTTGAAACAATGGTAGTTGGTGGAACTTATGATAGTACGAATAAAAAGATAGTATTAACACTAAAAAATGGCAATACAATAGATGTACCTGTTGGAGATTTAATAAATGGATTACAAAGTGAGATAACAGCAACAAACAAATTGGATGCTAGTTTAGTAGATGATAGTTTAAGCACAAATAAATTCGTTACACCAAATGATAAAACTAATTGGGATTCTAAAGAAGATACATCAAATAAAGTAACAAGTATAGATAATACAAGTACAGATGAACAATATGCAAGTGCAAAAGCAATATATGATTTAGTTAGTGGGTCAAGTGGTGGATTAAATGAAGCACAATTTATAACATCTAATACTATGGCTTCTCCCTTTGTATTTGCAGAAAAAAAACTAGGTATATATTTTGTTGCAAAAAATTTAACTACTTTATATGCAAAAGGGAAAACAACAGATACATCTGCTTATGGTAGTAATAATGTCTTGTTTTTTATTTATTCTAACGATATAAATAACATAACAGGCAATGGGAATTTAGGTGTAGCATTTTATTATAATTCTTCAAATTCGAGAGTACAAGCAACAGGTATTACTTATTATAATGGAAAAGTTTATTTGGGAAGTGATAGCGGAGCAGCAAGACAAACATCTCTAGATTTTATGTTGAAAGAAAAAGACCAAACATTTGATGGTGTTAAAACTTTTGTTTCATTACCAAAAGTTTACCAATATACAACACCTACACAAAATGAACAATTGACACCAAAAAAATATGTTGATGATAGTATATCAAATGCTATAACAACAACATTAAATGGTAGTTATTAGGAGGTAGACATGGCAAGAACAAATACTTTAGGGAATTTTTTAACAGATGTAGCAGAAGCAATAAGAACTAAAAAAGGAACAAGTGAAACAATACAAGCAAGTCAATTTGATACCGAAATTGCTAATTTACCTAGTGGTAGTGATTTAGATTGGAGTGCTATAGGATATGATAGTACACCACAGTCAATAGTTGATGGATATAATTATGCTAAATATATACAAGAGAATTGGGTTGATGAAACTTCAAAATTAAGTGATTTTAAAAATGTAGTTATTTCTCCACAACTTAGTTTAGGCAATAGAACAAATTTATATGGTTTTGCAAGATATCTTAATTCATTATTGGAAATACCATTATTAGATACAAGCAGTGTAACTACTATGTCTTATATGTTTGAGAGTTGTTATTCTTTAGCAACAATACCATTATTAGATACAAGTAGTGTTACTGATATGCAGTCGATGTTTAGCAGTTGCAGTATGTTAACAACAATACCATTACTAAATACAAGTAGGGTAACTAATATGGTGTCAATGTTTAGCAGTTGCAGGAAGTTAACAACAATACCATTATTAGATACAAGCAGTGTAACCACTATGTCTAGTATGTTTTTAAATTGTTCTTCTTTAGCAACAATACCATTATTAGATACAAGTAATGTTACTAATATGTATGATATTTTTCATGGTTGTACTAATTTAACAACGGTGCCATTATTAAATACAAGCAGTGTAACTGGTAATATGAATAATATGTTTGCTCAGTGTAGTAAGTTGTCAAATGAAAGTTTAGATAATATATTACAAATGTGTATTAATGCAACAGCATACACAGGAACTAAAACACTTTACTTTTTAGGATTAAGAAGTTCATATTATTCCGTATCAAAAATACAAGCATTACCACATTATCAAGACTTTATAGACGCAGGTTGGACAATAGGATATTAATAAGGAGGAAGAACATGAGTAAAGTATTTACGGCACAGCAATTTATTGACAAGTTAAAATGGCTTGTTAATGATGTGCCAAATGTATATCACTCTGGTAAAGGTTGGAGTGAAAGAAACTCCAAAGGACAAGTTCAATTCGATTGTGTCGTGTCCGTAAAATGTATTTTATGGAATTTCAGAAATGACTATAAAATCAACAAAAGAGGTGGAACTATTTATTGCAGTAATGGTGTACCCGATTTCACTTGCAATGGTGCATTAAATTATTGTAGTGATGTTTCTACTAGATTTGACAATTTAGTACCTGGTGAGTACTTATGTATGAAAGGAACTAAACACAACCATACGGGCATTTATTTAGGCAATGGACAAGTATTTGAATGTACAACGGGCTGGGGAACTAGAAAATGTATTATAAGTGATATTAATAGAAAAGGTATTAGATCATATAAAGGTAAAAATAATTTAAGATGGACATATCACGGAAAATTGAATTTTATTGATTATAAAAGTGAACCACCAGTAATAAATCAAGTTACATTATTACAAATTAATCTTAATGAACAATGGCATTGTGGACTTGCAACAGATGGTAAATTTGGACCAAAAACAAGTGAAGCTTGTAGTAAACACAATTTATACAAAGGAATTAAAGCACCAATAATGGTTAAATGGTTGCAAACGAGATTAAAATATTTAGGATATAGTATTGCTATAGATGGACATTTTGGACCAGATACAAAGAAAAAAGTAGAGTTGTTTCAAAAAAATAAACATCTTGGTATAGATGGAATAGTTGGGAAAGCAACATATAAAGCATTAGTGGAGTAGAGAGAAATCTCTACTTCTTTTTTTATACAAAAAAATGCACAATAAAATTAAAATACTGTGCAAATTCGATTTATAAACGAGTTGTTTTTATGTAATTCTCCAATTTGGAGAGTAAAAAAATAACAATTCCCCAAATAAGAGAGAATTATTTTTTTAATGGTTCTTTATCATAAAAATCATAATCTTTATTAAAATTATCTTTGTATTTTTGTCTTGCTAACTCAAAAGTTTTTAAAAAATATTCTTTATAACTATCTTTATTAAATTGTTTAGATAAGTTAGGTTGGTTGAATTTAAGACCTCCCCCAAACAAACTACCGTTATTCCAAAATAATGTAAATTGTATTTTAAAAACATCATCATCTTTCAATTTATAATAGTCTAATTTCATGTATTTATTTTCTAAAATTGTATTATTTTCCTTTACAATAGTTATATTAAAATTATCTATTTTATCACTATTATTTCGAATATTAATTATTTGTTTACTAGAATGTTCTTTATTAATAACATCTTTATTACTATTAACTTTTTTATCTATTTTTTCTATAAAAGATGTTATTTTTTTTATTGCATTACCGACAGTGTATATTGGAAATAATATTATGTTTGACATCACTCCATACATTTTATTTCTATCTTTTTTAGTAAT